ATGCTCCATTGAATGCACTCATATTGAATTTTAATGGTGAAAGTGAATCAGGATCTTCAGTGAATACCCCAAGCACATTCCAACCCTCAAGAATACCGACTGAAATATCTTTGATATTGTGAGTATCTGAATATAGCTCACAAGTTGTAGCTGAGAAGACGTTCTGCATCCCTCCGTTATCAGTCACATCCAATGTCATCCAATCTTTAATAACTGGATACAAGTCAAAAACAAGAGCTCCTTGTGGATTAGGCTGAATATAGAATTTCTGTGAGTTAGTTCCACCATCAGCCACTTCAACTATATACCTGAATCCTGTGTTACCCACTGCTGTGGATGATGCAACAAGTACAAGCTTCTGCTTTAATGGTGTGTATTCGTATGGATTTTGCAATAGTGTTATGCTCATTGCTTCATTGTTTTAAGCGTTCTTGATTGGTTTAATATGTGTAGCTGAATGCCTTCATTCATGGCATCAAGTATCTGTGGTAAGAAGTCAGGCAGTGTCTCTTTATATGCATCTTGGTAGTATTCGAGAGGAGATATTCCTTTCTTCTCTATTGATTTAGAAATGGCATAAGCTACTGACTTTCTTTTGCTTGGTGTCTCCTTTGCAAATTTGCTTCCTCCACTTGCAGTCTTCTCTCTAAGTCTTATTTTCTTCATGTCCATCCATTTGAGAATTGCTTCCGCTGGTGGTTTGCGAGCTGGTGTCATCCACTTGCTCTCTCCCTTTGGAGAGCTCTCCTTTCCATGTGCTCCAAATTCAATTGTCCTTGCATAGATTAAATCACTTCCAAAAGTCAAAGCTCCAGTGTTCACATCAACATCAAATTTGAGAGATGCCTGAAGTGCTCCACTTGTTGATGCTTTTCTCTTCTTGCCGAATTTGGTCTGACTGATCCTGATGTTGCTTCTTGCTTGTCGCACCACTTCTTCACCAAAGTCCATCATAACCTCAAGCAATTTGCCATTCTCAAAGAGTTCAGCGAGAATGCTCATTTCATTGCCTCCTCGAATTGCTGAAGTGTAGTAATTACTTTCGTGTTAATGATACAAGGTAAAGTGACAGCATAAATGCCATCGTTTAAATGCAAGTGAATGCACTGATCATCTATTGCCTCAAACGAATGGAGAAGATATTGCTCTCCTCTGTATGTCATCTCCATGCCTTTCAATTGTAGTTCTTCCATTATACTGATTTATTGATTTGTACATGAATGAATGAGCTTATTGTGCTATCTGCTGCACTCGTATTTTGAACTGAAATAACTAGATATTGATCTACTGTCCAATCGATATTTGAACTGACCACAACGGTGCCTGTCTGAGCATCATCTGTGTATACCCCTGAAATGGGAAAGCTCTCAGTATTTGTAGATGATTTAACTGCTAATTGTCTCACCATTTGTGAGAATCTTGAAGTGTTTGCATTGGAAGATATTGCCACATTTGCTCCTCCTATTGCTGCACTTGTATTGACATAAGCTCTCACTGAAAGCAGTCCAGCTGTGCCTGTTTTCCTTACTCTATTTCTGATAGATAAGATATCACCAACTGCTACCGTATTTGCTGGAATCAAGATACTATCTGTTAATGTGTTTGCAGTTGTTCCTGTTACAGCAGTGCCATCTGTTGTCTTGATTTTATTGATGATAGGTATTTTATAATGTCTCCACTTAGCTGGACTTCCACCATATGCAAGTATGTCATGCATTGATGGTGTACCGCTTTGCACATCTTCACCATGAATTTTGTGAACTGTTGGATTTGGATATGTGCCTGTCAAGTCACCTCCAGCTGGACCTGTTGGACTACCACCTCCTCCAGATGTATTTATCAGATCATTGTAGTCTGCTCCTGTACTTGTTGTCGGCATAGCTTTTAATTTGGTATTACTGGAACATCACAAGCACTCCAATTCCAATCCACAGCAAGATTGATATCAGCAGTGACTCCTGTCAATGTATGCTTGTATTCTTCCATAAATATCTCTGCTGATACAGGAGTCTGAAGTGTTATTTCTTTTGGTAGTAAAGTGCCTAACTGCAATGATGCAAGAAAGTCACCCATGATCAGTGAGCACAGATTGATTGACTCGGCCTCATAGCCTGTCTTGTCTTCCTCTACTCTTGGCAAATCACAGATGAAGACTGTGAATCTGTAGACCTTCTGTCCTGTCTCATAAGATACAGCTTGTGGCTTGATGTGTAGCCATGGCCATTCAGCTTCTTTCTCCAGATCACTGTCTGATATTTCACCATGTGTGAATCTTCTCAATTGAGGATGAGCATTCGTGAATTGCTTGAATCTCTCAATGAGAATCTTATAGTGGTAGTTAAGTGCACTCATAATAGATAGTGGAATTAAGATGGCAAATTGTTCATCTGTGTGTTGTAGTAGTCAATCATGTATGACAAATGCAAGAAGACTGTTGCAGCTGGAGTCTTAGTGATGGAGTCAATCTTAGTGATGTCTCTTGATGCCATCTCTTCAATCAGGTGAAACCAATGGTATTTGGACGCTAAAGTTGTTCCTCTCTCTGAAGTTCCTCCAGCTCCTTCTTCAATCTGCTCATCTCCTCCTCCAAGTATTCGGGGAAACTGTTCAGTAAATCTTTTGTTAATGTCGAAAAAAAAAGCATGCACCCATTCACAAGTGGAAGCTTCACCTTTCGCATAAGCTTTGCATAGTGCTCATTCTTGTTGCTGTCATAGTCCTCTATTGTGTAGACATCATTAATCTCTGATGTCACTGGTCTGTAAAGCACAGCCATGAGTCTGTCAATTGTGTGCGGATAGTTCTTGCTGAATTCAATGCAATCCAACCACTCTCCAAAAGTGATGCTCTTCAGGTTAGGATGAAATCCGAATTTGATTCCATCTATTGTGATGAATTTATTGAATTGCTTTTCATCAGCTTTGAGATTCTCCACATAAGCACTCACTGACTTCTCCAAGTTTGCCATTGGCACATTGAGGAGCTGAGTTCTTTTAAGTCCTGTGATAGCTACCATTTTTGAGATGTAGTCATCTCCAGCTGTCATGAAGTCAATGAATGTCCCAAGATTCTGATCTCTGTATTTGATTGAGATTTCAATTGTGCTCATAGCTTCTCTATTTCTTTTTTAACTTCTTTCCAAAATTTCAAGCTCCTATCACTAATAGATCCAAAGGTAAATGACATGCCTTTGAAATGTTCATCAACTGCAATCAATGCACATTGCTTGGCATCCTCTTTAGCTTCATCATCGTAAAGAAGTCCAGCTCGCAGATATATCCAATAATTATCTACTAATTCTTTTGCCTTTTCTTGTGGTGTCATATATTCACCCCTCCATCAATGGTTATGTTGATTGACTTCAGATCAATGGCTTGCTCTGTTCTTTCCACATAGCCTCTGTGCTTGCCTTTCGTCTTCAAATAGAAAATGATGGCTGATGTATTTGGAGCATCTTTGATATTCACAATCTCACCGTCTCTGGTAACTGTCTGTGAGAATGCACCTTGCATCAATTCAAATAGCTTTGATTCTGCAAAGTCAAGAGAGACTTCTGTGATTGCCTCAACTGCTGCTTTGTATTCAGGATCCTGTTGCATCCACTGATAGTGAGCTTGTCTTGTTATGCCGGCAAGCTTTGCTGCCTGAGTTATGACACCAAGAGTCTTCTCTATTGACTCAAGCATTGTTGCCTTTTGAAGTGATGTTGTTATTTTATCCTTTGCCATTTTTTAAGTAGTTTAATAGTCCCTCTTCCAATGTCTTTCCATGTTCTTTGAGCTGACTGATAACGAAGTCAGCATCTTTGTCTTTGAATCTGAATGTGATGTCTGAGTATGGCAATGAGTCAAGCATGACTTCATGTACCACTGGCACTGACCAATCCATCAAATCAGGCACATCAAAAAGATTGAAGAGCTTGTCAGTGTCCCAATCTCCAGCATGTGTATTGTCCTTGATCATGAATTCTTTCTGCTCCTCTTCACTCCAATTCACCTGGATGACAAAGACTTCTTCCCATCCAAGCTCTTGCACTGCCAGATATCTCATTGTGCCAGCAAGAATCTCATGCTTCTCATTGATGACAATTGGTCTGACCATCATCATCTCGGGAAAACTTTCAATAGACTTCTTCAGCTTCTTGAATTTAGATTTCTTCAAGAGTCGAGGATTGTCTTCCCTGATATAGAGAGAGTCTATTGGTATGTGCTTTCTTATCATGTCTTTTTATATGTCAATAAATGTTTGATTTTCACCCACATATCTTAACATTAACTACCACAATACAGACAGTCTTCTCCATCATCTCCCTTGAGTATCTTCTCTATCTCTGCCTCAACTTGTTCTTTTGTCCAATTAGGATGGAAAGCTCTCACCTGAGCTCTCAAAAATGCATGATCATCACTCATAACTTACAAGCACCCCCTCAGCTATTGTCATTTCATTGACTCTTTTCACCACATCTGGATTGTTGTCATAGTGTTTGTTGATGGCAAGTCTCTTGATGGTCAGCACTTTGTTCGCATTGTTGCCTGTGATATGCACATGACTTCTGTCAATGCCTAATTCAGATGCCAATTGATAGACTGGATTCTTTCTGTTGTTACCTCTTGCACTGATGATAAACACATCATAGCCTTCAGTTATCTTGCGTTTAATCAATGATAGTCCCTGACTTGTAGTCAGCACTCCATCATAGTCAAAACTAATCTTTTCAAGTGCAAGAATAGTCTTCTTAATTCGTTTGTATATGCTCATATTTGATAGTGGAAAAATGAGTTCACTTTATTACTTATATAATTTACTCAGAAGATAGACCTTGAGCATAAGTGAGAATCACAAGTATCCTAAGCTCAATGATCTCTCAAAGAGTTGGACTCCCACTATTTGCAATTTACTCGTCAGATGAGCCTCTCGCAATTGTGTCCTGATGTCATCAGTAGTGTGCATCAGTCTGGTATCTATCTTAAGAAGGACTACCCCTCCTGACTATCCTATGGCTTATACCTTAATCATACCATTGAGCTTTGATAGTCATCCCACAGTAACTCATACATCAATCACGCTGCTGTTAATCTCTTCCAACCATGATTGACAAGACAAAGATGAGAAAGAATCTCATTAGTTGCCTCTCTACTTATTCACCTTCTATGGTTAATCTTTGCAATAATGAATCCTATCCAGAAGATAGGGAATCCAACAGCAAGCATTCCAATACCTATCCATGTGAATTTGTTCAGTGGTTTGGTCTGGAAGAATTTCACGAATGCAACAAATGCAATGACGTGAATAATGGCAATAATTAAATACAATTTAAGCAGTAGCATCTGTGCCTCCTTTTTTCTTTTTAGTTCTTTTAATTGTCTTCTTTGGAGCTTCTATTGAAGTCTCTTTTGATTGTTGCTTGATGTCTTGCAATAACTTTGTCTCTATATCATTGACTATCTTCTCTAAGCATGGTGGACATGAAGTGCCTGTCTTGCCATCATTGATTCCAAGCACATCCCTTCGGAGCTGATATATCTTGGCCATGTCACCCGGCACAAGTCTATTTCTTTTCTTCAATTCAGCAATATATTCAAGAGTCTCTTCTTGAAGAGATTTCTGACTGATCTCAGGCCATTTGTTCGCTGGACATTTGCTCACTGCATAGACTGCCTTGTGTTCAACAGGACAGCCACATGGCTTGAATAGAATGCCATCCAATTCAACAGCTGTCTTGAATGGATTAATGGCATCAGTTGGCACTCCACAAGTTCCCCATTTCTCTGAGTAGACAGGACAGCTCTTGCATGTATCAATGCGTTTGTTGTATTCTTCTCTTGTCATCTTGTTATGGATTTTCTAAGTATCTTCTTTGCGTTTTTAATTGTTTGATATAAGTATGGTTTTGGTATTCCTGTCTCCTTGCTTAGTTGTCCGTATGAGAATCCATCCAGTGCATAGAGAAAGAGAAGCTCTCTCTCGAAAAATGGAAGTCTTGAGATGTAGATATCAAGCTGCTCCTTGCCTATTCTCTGAGCTATGACTGAAGACAAGTCATCAGGTATGTCTCCATTCAGCTCCACTGCCATCCTTGAAAATTTCATAAACGAATAATTGAATGAGCTGTTCGATGAATATGCTGCGAGTCTCAAAGCACTTGTCACATATGCATGAATTTTTCCTCTTTGAATGATGTCTTCCAACTTGTCCTGATCTGCCTCTATTATTTTCATCAATGTGTCATGGAGCAAGTCATCAGCTAAATCTTTATGAGCTGGCAAGAGCTCATGGCAAAGCTTCTGCCATTCCTTGTAATGCTTTTCTATTTCAAGATTGAAGGTATTCATCAATGAGTTGTTTTGCTGAGTCAAATCCCTTGCATATCTCTGACCTATATCCCCTCTTGTTAAGTTGCTCCTTCCACCATTTTTGCTCTTTGCTTGCCACTCCCTTCTCTGTCTTCATTTCAATGAATAGACCTTTGTATTGCTTTGAAGATTCGAGAATCATCAGATCAGGGAATCCTCTCACATAGCCTGTCCTCTTCATCATGATAGCTTGCTTCATGCTTGTCCTCACTCCACCCGCACTTGCACAATGGAGAGCATGCGGATATTGACATCTTAAGTATGTCACCACTGCCTCTTGTATTTTGCTTTCCTCATGCTTCATGAATCACAACTGAATAGTCTTTTGTGAATATGCCAACTATCTGACTATTGATTTTCACCAACCACAAAGCTCCTTCATCAAAGAGTCTCTTGCCTTTCACATTGAATACCTCTGCTGTGACTGGATGAATGAATTGAAATGTTTTCATGTGGTAAAAATAGTTTATTGAATTTCAACTGCTTCAGTTTTGATAACTATCTTTTCAACACATGAAATGAACAGTTATCTTTGTCACGTCATGTTAGTTGTCAAACAATGGTTTGATTTAGATTGCAGAGAGAGTCAGCTACTACCAGCTGGCTCTTTTTGTTTTGTGACAAATTTATATGTAAAAATGTTACGAGATAACTTGTCATAGATGCGATAAATAGCTGCTTTTTTGTACCTCAGAAGGTACAATAATTTATGATTTCTCAGTCATTATACCCTTATGGGTAACATAGTGCATGAATTATCACACTTTTAATTACCAATAAGTGTGAAGTTTTACACTTTTTAGGATTATAAATATCAAGTTTTCTGTGTCGCAAGTATAGTAGATTTTTGCGACAGTTAACAAAAGACAATAAACCACTTCTATTGTCAAATGTTTGATTGTGGCTAATTGTCATCAGAATCAAACTTATTGTTGATAATAATCCCCAACCCCTATAACGAATGCACTGTGTTCGTAATTGTTACAATTTGTAACCAACTTAAATGAATGCATATTTGTTGTAGTTAGGCACAAGATCAAAGTAAGCTCTCATCATTATAGCATCAGCGAAGTCAGGTGATAGCCCTCCTGTTCTTTGTGATATTGTCTCTTTTGATGTCACTTTCAATTTGCCATCTGCATCTGGATTGACTCTTCTAATCAGCTCAAGCTCCTTCACTATATCTTCTTGATATCGGATAGGAAGAATGATTTGATTCTTGTCTATGAGTTCACCAAGTTTGAAATAGCAGTCTGCCTTCAGATTCTGATATTGACTACCTCTCACAGCTTTACTTCCATTCTGGAATCCTCTGCATCGGAGAGCATCAACCAATCCTCCACCCACCCCATCCTCATCCAGAAGCACATTGGACAACTTGATGTTGTATTGACTCATCAATCTCTGCACTTCTCTCTTTGTCTCATCTATTCTCTTCTGAGACAGCACAACAATATCAACGCAATTAAATCCATTCCATACACAAAGCACTGTCCTATCTTTACCCAAGCGAGCTATGTCACCAGTCAGATACATTTCTTTCCCTTGTTCAGCTGATTCCCTGAAGCATCTCATGAGCTCTTCATATTGATACAATCTATCTGCTGAATTATCATATTCCCAATCACCTTCAAGCAGTCTCTTTCTGTCTACTTCAGGCAGTCTTGTCAAGCTCGTCACATAAGATTCAGGCAGATATAAATTGTCACCGGGAAGAGCTTGCACAAATGCTTTGTACTCTGGAAGAGATTCGTTTTTGTATGGCAGATAGAATTGATTATATATCCAATTCTTTGATGGATTGCATGTGATTAGTCCTTTAGGCACAAGATTGAATTCATTCAGTTTGTAACGAACACGAGAGCTAACTATGTTGAATGCTTTCTCACTAACCTCAGCAGCTTCATCAATGAGGAAGTCTGTAATCTCAAGACCTCCCAAGTCTGTCATGTAGGGATCCGATGGATACAGGAATAAGTCAGCAAGAATAATCTCACTGCCATTCATGAATTTGATGATGTGACTCTGCTGATTGTAGGTGAATTCCTTACCAGCAATAAGACCAATCCTATTGGCTACCTCTAAAAAAGTTGCAACAGTTGTCTTCTTTAATGTATCAAGCTTTGCTCTTCCAATCAGTCCTCTTGTACCCGGATATTTGAGTCTCCTCAGTATCTGCCATGTACAGCCAAGCATTGTCTTTCCTCCTCCAGCAGCTCCTCCATACAGCACATAATTGACAGAGCTGTCATTGGATAGGTATTGAAGTGCTTCAGCTTGTCTTGGAAGTGGTTTAAAATGCCATTCTATTTGTCTCTCCATTGAACAAAGTTAGGCACAATATGATAGGTGTCAACAGGCTTTGTCACTCTGTTCATATTGAGTTGCATCTCGTAGCATCCAAGTGGCTTTGGTGGTCTCATTCTTTCGACATGGAATCCCATGAATCCCTCATCATATTCTTCTTTGTAGCTTGCTGTTCTGATGTGATGAACATATTTAGTGTCAATTCTGAATCCACCTTGTGGACTGTGAATAACATATTCAGCCATATCCGCATGGTGATAAAGTTCATGCACATGACCACTCCAGATGCAGTCAGCTCCCTCAATCATTACTTGCATTCTATTATTTTGAATCACTCCCTTCGTCACCACTCCACCCCCTCCTGATCCATGATAGTATTTGATTTTGAATAGTGCCACAGCTCTGCCTTTCTGCACTCTATGAATCCACCAACCACCATAACCACCAACAAGCACATTGGCTTTTGCTGCTCTGTTCAGACCACTCACAAATCTCTCAATCACATCAGTCTCACAATTCTTCAGAATGGCTGTCTCATGATTGCCATATCCAACAAATACAATGAGATGTGCATAAGGTGCAAAGAATTCAATTGCAGTATCAACAACTGCGTCAAGATAGTTTGCCTTATTGTGCTCTGGAAGGATGTCATTCTTGCTTCTTCGTGGATCATATTTACCTTGCATCATGCAGAATGTATCTCCATTCAATCCGATCATGATGTTCTCATTCAAGCACTTGTCAAGATGATTCTTAAGTAGTTTTCTGTCGCAGTGTGGATTGTCCCAATGTAAGTCTGACATAAGAACAAATCTCTGTCCATTCTGACTTGTTGTAACTATGGTATTTCTACCTTCTCGATAACTGGTCATTGATGATTATGTTTGTTTGTATCTCTTGCCAATGTTTCTTGAATTCATTGAATGGCACATCAATGATTATTGGATGTACTGAACCTTGCAAGAAGAGCTGAGTCTTTTTGCCTACATGATATTTGCCATTGCTTAAGAATTCTACATCTGCTTGGATAGCTACTGCTGCTCTTCCATTGAAGCAGAATGGCACATCAGCTGCAAACAACTCCTCATTGTCACCTATCTCTTCATTAAAATTCCACTGCACAACAAATGTGCTGACAAGCTCTGGCTGTAATTCAGAGAGCTTTGCCATGTCTTTCTTTTTCTCTTTGTTCTTGAATGGCCACATATTTAGTAAGTGGAAAATAAGCACAGTTGTCCTTCTTCTTGCAGTTCATTCTCAATCTTATCAACAGCATTTTCTTCTCCTAAGCAGTTCAGAATGTTAATGAATCTGCCTTCTCTATTGTGAGTCTTGATAGCTCTGACCATGTTCTTCAGAGCTGCATCCATTGCCTTCTCTTTTGTTGAAAAGATATCATCATCATCTTTGGTCAGTGGATAGCAAATAGTGATTGACTTTCCTTCAAATCTGTAACCACTTACCCATCCATTCCTTCCCTTACCAGATTGAATATAAGCAGTGCAGTCATCTGCTTTGTAGTATTTGATATCTGATTGCAATTCAAAGTCTGTCATGACATCAGCTTTTTGAGATAGATACATAGATCAAGAGCTTCCTCATATGCATGCTGTAGCCATTGCTCTCTGGATAGATTAGCTTCATCAACTGTGCCTCCATAGGTCTGAATACCTTTCTCCTCTCTGCTCTTTAAGTCAGAGATAACTGATTCTAAAGTTTTACTCATTGTTACCTCCAAATGTTTCGTTGTAGTAATGTTCTGTTTCTTCTTCTGTTGCTCCACCTATATATCCACAAGAATTAACAGCATCTTTAATCTCCTCCTTGTGCATTGCTTTGATAACATCATAATTATTTAGCATCCACGCTTTGAAGTCTGAATCTGATAATAGGTTGAAAGCGTTTAATATCAAATCAACACTACTTTGTTTCTTCTCCATTGTTTTTAGTTTTTAGGTTTCAATGTGTGCAAGTATTTCGAATTCATCAATTTGGTGTTTAGTTAAAAATGCATAATCTCTAGCGCTGTTGTAATCATCAAATATTTTTTCTTCCTTTATTTCACTTTTGTATTTTAATATTACTATGAATTTCATATTTTTGAATCTAAAATGGATTTGTAAACATAGTCACCTACTTTTTGATTTACAGCAAATGTGAATCCCTCCTCATCAAATTGCCTTCTCTTCCTATTCTCTCGCCATTCATATTGAGTCACCTTCTCAGCCTTCTCCCTCCATTGCTTCCATTGCTCATCAGACCACATATCTTTTGTATAATAGCCTTTCTTGAATAGCTCTCGTGCATTGATAGCTCCAGTGATTTCAATGACTGTCCATTGCTTCTTTCGTGCAAGTTCAACATGAGCTTCAAGAATCTGGATAGGATCATATTCAGTCTGTGCTGGAGGAAGAGCTTCATACCTGATGGCTGAATTGATATTCTTCCAATGCTTCTGCTTGTACTCACGATAAGCGAGCAAGACATCACTCATATATTGGATAGAGAATGAATTGAAGTGCTCTTTTCTTTCCCACTCTTTGCCAATGGCATTCCATTTGAAAGCTGTGAGCCATGCTTTGCTTCCAACCTCTCTGAATTCATCAGTGACAACATCAAAGAGAAGATTGACTTCCAAATCAGATGGCAAGTCTTTGACTCCATTCAATATGCAAGCTTGCACTATGAGCTTTCTGAAGTCACCATCAGGCATCTCATGGATTCTCTGTTCATGCAGACAGTCCACAAAGTGCTGCTCAATGTCTGTTAATGAACGACTGAATGTCATCTTGTGCGATACGGCCAATTCTTTGCTCATGTGATTTGTCTTGTTTAGTGTTGTTCATCCATCTTCTTGCTGTTGCTTTCCAGTTCTTCATCTTCACCTTCCCCACCATCCATCCATTGCCTTCATAATAGTCAAGGAAGTTGCGAGCAAGCACAGCATTGTTCATGTATTCAGTGATTTCAGAGAGAGATGGAGGAGAGAATCTCTCCCCTTGTCTCTTCTTATGCAGTTCAGCCACTTGCAATTCAAGCAGCTCAATTCTTTTGATTAGATCAGTCATGTTCATTTGATAAAGATTTGTTTCAAATATAGAAAGAATCTTTTGAATGCTGATGGCTGAGGAGGAAGAGCTGTCATTTTTGGAGGAGTTGCTCTTGACTTATAGTAATCATTGACAGCTATTTTCATTTCTTGATATCTGTCTTCGTGCACTCTTTTCAGAGCTGTCCACTTGCCATTCTTTTGCTTTCTGACAATGCCAGCATCTCGCATGAACCGACCATATTGAGCCCCCATGCCAAGAGCTTTCAATGCCTCACTCATGCTCATGCCTTCATTGATTAAATGACAGCAGTGCCTGACTCTTTCAATTGTGACTCTTGCTCTTTTGTTCTTTTTAAGCGGAAGTGATAGTTGCTTCTTCATTGATTAGATTGTAAAATTGGTTTGATAAATGTTGATTTTCAATTGAGTCCACAATTGACTTGACTGAGTCTTTGTAGATTCGGTCTGTCATTACCAGATTCTCAAAATTCTTGATGCCATGCAAGACTGTTGCATGATCTCTTCCAAAGATTCCACCTATTGCACCCAGTGATAGCTTTGTTGTGCTCCTGATGCTCCAAAAAGTGAATTGTCTCATGTCACTCACTTCTCTTCTGCGAGTCTTAGATAGCAAGTCTACAGCATCAATTCCACTCTTGGTAGTGATTTCTTGAATTAGCATGTTAGCAAATTTCTGCTCTTTTGTTCTGGAATGCTCGTCATAGGTATGAGGAGCTTTGAGGAGCTTCATGAGATAGACTCTTGCTCTGTCTCTTTTTTTAGATTCTATGAGATTCATTAGGTCTCTCATATTCTGGTCAAATGTGGTCATATATGTGATTGATTAGTTCTGATTTGTCCACCTTTGCAACCTTTGCAAGCACTTGAATATGTCGCAATGTGAGAAGAGATGGATCATTGATGTACTTAGTTGCTGTTGGCTTGGATATCCCAAGCACTTCAGAGAAGTGGGCAATAGTCCTAAAGTGACCTACTACCCACCCTCTGAACAGATTAGAATGGAGTCTCTTGCTCATCTTCAATTCCTCCTCCTTGCACTGCATTTGTTTGCACTGCTCCTTCTAACCATTTCAAAAACACATCAGCAGTGGCAAGCACATCTTGAGCTTTTGCACCTTTCTGCTCTTTCACAAATTGCACTGCATTGTTCAAAGCTACTGACTTGCGAATCTCTTGCTGATTGCCAGGATTGGTATATCCTCCTCCTCCTTTCGAGAAGCTCGCTGGAGCTGGAGCAACAAGCTTGATGTTGTAGTTCATCTTGCCATTGAATTCTTTCCCTTCAATGTTGTAGCTCACTGTCTCACCTACTGCAATCTTTGGCGAGTTCTTTTCTTTTGTCCCCACTGATCCCACATCTCCATTGTCAAGTGTGATGTCATGATAGTAGATTGTTCCTGTTGCACCTGTCCACTCCCGAACAAATGTGCATGCTGTTATTTTAGCTGTTTTCATATTTACTTTTTGAATGTGTTGATGAGCTTCTTGCATCTTGTCAGCAAGTCTTGCTTCTGCTCTGTCCCAATCGAATTCTGGTTTGAGCTTTGTCCAGTTGATATCTGCCATAGTTCTTGTGGATTGTTTGCAAAGTGAGCTCTCCAGAATTCATATGGAGTAGTCTCATTCTGCTTTTGGTGATAAGAGATGATTTCATTGTAGCTCAGTGTCTGCTGACCACATGAGCTCTGCACGCAAATGAATTTGCTTTGTGCTCTTTGCTTGAGATTAGATGCAGTAGTCATAGCTCCCGAAATAAGTTTGAATGTTATCTGCATCATCTGAAGTGAATTGATACAAGTAGTTTGCATCTTCCACCGGGCACTCAAATTCCTCAAGAGCCTGAGTAAATTCACTCAATGAATAGCTGTGAGCTGTTGAGTAGAGCTTCCATGCTTGGAGCTCCTTGCTCCATTTGGAGACAGTGACTGTCCCAATTGTTTCCTTTGTCATGTTATTAAGATTTAAATTGTTTACAAATATATCAAAACATCCTTAAAGTCTTCAGGGTTAAAATTAGGTACGGGATTGTAATAATCATCGAAGTCCCATCCTTCTTGCATCCTTTGATTTGTCCACTTGCTGACCTCTTCTTCAGTGCCATGACATAGATAGAAGTCAGTAGTTCTTTTGGAATGGAGGATGACATTCTCACCACTATTGCCAGTGCCAGCTTCTGATGTGCTGAGTATTAATCTGCGAGGAGACTTGAAGACTACGAATGTGAATTTTTTATTGCTGTCCATCTTGCACCTCCACAATCTTTAAGATTAAATCTTCCGTTTCAACACAGAGCTCTGTTGGCACATCTGACCATTCGAGCTGTGGCACCTGATAGATGTCTGCAATTATTGCAAGCATCTGTTGAGCTACAGCAAAGCTGTCTGTCTCAAATTCAGTGCTCACATTGAGCTTGTTCCAAAGACTTACTTTGACTTCATCCTTTGGTATGGTTACAACTTTGTACCTCATAATGTAATCTCCTTTAATACTACATCCTTCTCAACGAATGAGATGGCTTTGTTGAATTCTTCTTCCGCTGCTTCATAGTTCATGAATGTCTTCATGGGAAATCCATCCTTGCAAAGATTGTAGTGGATTCCATCATACCTGTTGCACTCTACTAGTGTCCACTTTGTCTTTTTTTCCATGTTGTTTTTATTTTGTGTTGTTAAAAAATTATCGTTGATTTCATTGATTTCGTTAAAAAACTCATCTATATATTGTCTCATGTTATTTAGTATTAATTGTTACGCTTTCGTGTCTTTTTTGGAACTCGTATTCGTCGTTACCGATAAGTCCCCAGGCTATAAAAATAAGAATTACGCCGAGTATAAATTTAAGTTCTTTTCTCATGGTTATGCCTCCTGTATTATTTCAATTTCAGTTTCAGGAAAATTGCCCTCTGAACTTGCGTAATAATTGTCCTCGCGAACTTCAAGATTTTTTTCGCTCGCATGGCGTAATAAGCACTGCTCAGCTTTGTGCTCAGTTCCGAAAGTAAAAGAATTTACTAGTTGTCTGTTGTGGTAAAAATTTACTGTGTACATCTTGTTTTTGTTTTAGATTATGAGCACAAAGATATACCTCTTTTTTACTTAAACAAAAAAAAGTTTATGAGTTATTAACAAATAGAATGTGAATAGCGAAGTGCTTAGATGAAGATGGACATGATAAGTCCTCCTATGATTGAGACTGGAATGCCTATGAGAGTAGCATCTCGCCACATTTCTTTCTTGTGAATCTGCTCATTGAGATTCTCTTGTGATTTGCTCAGTTCAGTTTGCAAAGTTTTGATGCTTTTGTCATTGTCAAGGATGACTTTTGACTTGAGAGAGTCAGCCTTCAGTATGACAACAACTTGATTCTTCAGATAATCTCTCTCTGCCTTGAGCTTCAGCAGAGCTCTCATCTCAGCAGTAGTCAGGCAGATTGTTGTATCATTGCTCAGTGAGCTCTGTGAGTAGCTTTCGCATTTGTTTACGAAGACCAAGATCATCAAGAGAGTCAATCTGATTAAGTGTCTTTTGATATTCATTCTCTGCTGTTTTAAGTTGCTGCTTTAATTTATCAATCTGATTCTGCCTCTCCGCATTCACGCCACTCAAAGAGTCAATCATGTGGATGTGTCTCACTGATCTGTCATTGAGCTGTTGCTTCACATTGCTCCATTTGTATGTCACCACAATTGAATAGATGGCAAGCAGTGCAATGAATATGATTTCAGCCTTCCTTATCATCTTGCTTTTTGTATCTGGTGAATATGCTTTCAATTACGGTCAATCCGAATCCACCTCCGGCCACAACCAATAATCCCTCGAACATATATTCAGGACATTGATAAGAAGTGAATGTGGCTATCCATGCAAATGCAATGCAACAAAATAAACACATGATTGCAGCCAATCTTTTGGAGCTTTGATTGCCATCAACTGCCAGTATGCTCTTCCACCATTTAATCATGAGAGAAGTTTCAAGATAAGTTGCACTATAAGACCACCAATCACCCCCATAGCTGTGGCCATGCCTCCCATCTTTGCAAGGAAGAGCTTTTGCTTCTGTATGTATTTCTCATGGCTTGCAACCTTCGCCACAAGTCCATCTATATTCATGTCCTCATCTCCAAGCAAAGTCAGAAGCACTCTGTCAAGCTTCTTGTTTATTTGCTGAATCTCCTTGTGTATCATCTCAACTTCATTCTCTTCTTTCATAGCTCTTGAATCAAAGTATAGGTGAAGTATTTCTTGCCTGATGCAATGCACGCCTGAATCAGTTCTTTGAATTGCTTGCTGTTGTTAAGCACTTGACAGCCAGCTGACCACTTCTCAATCAGTGTAGATGTAGCTGATGGATTGGCTCTGTGTATGTTTATGCCAAAGATTCCAGTATCTTCCTTCCCTTGCTCTTCAGCAATGGCATCCTTGTCATCATCTCTGAAGACAGTGACCTTCTTTGCTTGAGTTAATGCTGTGTATTGACCTTTGTGCAGACCTATCTGCCAAGTGTCTATATATTGTCCTTGCTTCAACACAGCACAACCATTCACATTCATTGGATTCTTCAGCCAATATGTGCCGGGATTTGTTGTGCCTGTGAAGACTTTCAATTCATCTCCATTCACAAGACAAATCAGATCATCAAATTTGTTTGGCTCATTGGCTTTGCTTCTGATGCCTATGATGTGGAATGGTATCCATTGATATCCAAGCTCTTCAAATTTAGCTTTTAGCTCCTCTATTGTTGGTGTTTTCATTTGACCTCTTTATTTGCTTATCCAATTTTGTGAGGTAGACTTTGAGCTTTTGCTCATAGTTTCTCCTGATCTGTTGCTCCTTGTTCATGTATTGCTTATCCGTTATAAAAGTCTCGAATGCTCCACTTAATTCGAGTATCATATCTGTCTTTGTAGCCATCGCTGAACATCACTGAGCTCTGTCTATTGACTTTCTTGAGAGGAGATATGTCAGGGAATGTGTTGCTTGTATATTCAGGGAATGAGCTGTTGTTATCACATAAGTAGTCCACAAGTCTCTGAGTATAGAATGTCGCATTGTCTCTTGCTTTATCCACTAATGAATCAAGCTCTCCCTTAGTGACTGGAGTTGTGTCTTCTGACTGTCTGCTCACTACATTACCGTTGTCTAATTTGTAGACAAGAGATGGATACAATTCAACCATAGTCCACCAAGCAGTTGGCTTGACAATGTAGTTATTCAATAGTGTCTCATAGACTCCTGACAAAGTGTTGTTTTGAATGTCTGACTTAATCTTATTCATCAAGTCAGTTCCTAACCAAAGCTGAATGTACTTGTCTTGTGCCAAGTAGATAGCTGGTCTGATTAAGTTAGTATCAACAGCTTCATTGAGCTGTGTGTACTTGGTCAAGTATTCTTTGTTGATGAATAGAATTTCTGATGGTATTGGCATGACTTAATTATTTGATGTTTACTCGCCCATGATTAGGCTGATCATAAGTTGGTGTGTTGGCTGTTGCAAAGTCTTTGGCAATATCTTTCAATGGCATTCCAGCTCTGATAGCTTTAGCCACTGAGATTGGATCTGAATTCTCAAGACCTTTGTCAGCCAAGAATCTCCCCTTCTCTCTCTTTCTGAAATATACCTTTCTCTCGAAGTGATGTTTGCAATTCACCCCCCCATGATACAACCACACGCTATAGGTAGTGCTACCTCGCTGGGCCATTTTTGGATTGAGTTCATCAGTGTCTGCACTCATAGCAGTTAAGTCTTCATATCTGTATACATATCCAGCCTTTGAAGCTGCGACCATTTGTCTGCAAAACTTGCGAGAATTAGCACTCAGATTCTTTGAATAGCTGTATCTGATTTTATAAAGTCCTGAATCCATTTCTGACTTCTTATCTGGATCTGAATAATCTCTTACTGATGCCAAGTCAATTGGCTCTGATTCGATGAGCTCCCATTCTTCCTCATCAAC